ATATTGCTGTGAGCTATTATTTGCCTGTTTAAGCTGTTCGTTTCGGTCTAGCAAGCGTTGTTTCAAGATAGAGATATTCTGTTGCACAGCGACCATATTTTGATGTCCTGCCCATGCATTAGCTGCATAAGCTCCAAAAGTTGCTGAACCAAAGATTCCTGCTGCGACTACTGCTGTTGTAATTAATTTTTTATTCATTGTTTTTCCTTTATTTAAAGACGCTGTCGTCTTTTCTTGAGTTTTCGATTGCCATTTGTGCTCTGATATTTCTTCGCAATCTACGTTCTTCTTTTGTTTCGTGCTTTCTTCGGTCACGATCAGTTATTTCATCAGAAGTCTTAGACTTTGAACCGCCATAAGGTTTCCAACCGGGATATTTCTCTATCATCGCTTTTTCATTTACGACTGCGATTTTGACTGCGTTCTTTTTTGGAGAATTGTCTCTTCCATTTTTAACCCATCCAGCGACTGAATGAGGTGAAACAAGAAGCATTTTCGAAAGTTCTTTTTTTGTACCAGTTCCCGTTTTTATCCCATTGAAATATACATCATAAATTTTTTCTAACCTTGCCATCTCCTGCCTCTTTCAATCCACTTAGTTTATTTTTCCATTGCTCATGAAACCATTCATCGTCTTTGTCAGCGACTTTATGGTTCTTCAAAATATCCTTATCTTTAAATTCCAAAACATTCTTTTCTTTTTGCGTTGTCATATTAACACCTCATATTTTAGCTTCTAAGCGCTTTTAGATTGTTCGTGATAAATTATCCATGAAATGGTTTAAGCGCTCAATGTAACCGTAATTTTCATGAATTAGAGCTATTAAAGTTCAATTGCTAAACCTGAAATTAATTCTTCAAGTATTTTGTATAAATCTTTCCATTTCATTTGCTTTGAATGGTTATATTTATTGCAAATATCCAAATAAAGCTGAGAAAGTTCGTGATTATGCTTAGTTCGACCGCTGATTTTTACAGATAAGTCTTTTTTAGTGGCTTTGAAATTATTATTTCTTGCTAATCCATATAGCTTTTTCAAAGTGACAAAATTTGTTTTAATCATGGTTTTCTCCAATCGCCTCGAGTGCTATTCCGTCAATTCCTTCTAAAAGTAATGCAGTATCTACGCTCAAATCATAAATTTGGTTATGCTCTTCGATATTTTCTCTGATTTCTGTCAGTACTTTAACCTTGCTGTTAAGCTGTTCTTGGAGCTTTTCAATCATTTTTTCGCCAGTATTATTTTCAAGATAATTAATCACTTCTGATAAAAATTTAAAGGTTATTTTTAGTTCATCATCATGATCAGGTTCAACTGGCTCAGGATAAAAATTATCCCTAATTACTTTAGTTTTTCGTAAAAGCTCTTTTGCTGTTTCAGTCATATCTCGCTCTCCTCGAACATATTCATTCTCGCTACTTTCTTAGCAATTGTTATTGGAATTCCATATCTGTTAGCAAATAATTTTGCTTTCATTTTAAATTCAGGTAGGACCATACCTTTTACATCGACAACTTTGATAATCTCGTTAGATTCATTTCTGAAAACAAAGTCCGCTTTATAAGCTATTTCTCTATAAAGTTTTCCGTTCAATCTGAATTTATCCATAAGAACAAACTTCTCTTGCATGGTCATCCGCTCATCATTTTTATGTTGCAAATAGTAGATTGATTCAGCTTTGCTATCGAACACAATACCATCAACCGTTGTTTTCTTTGCTCCATATTTTGACTTTTTAGTTTGCTGGAATTTCACTTGCTTCTCCAAATCTAGCAATTGCAGGAATTACTCCTGAATCTGTCAGTTCTTTATTTTTTTCAAAAAATATTTCGGTTGCTTTTTCATTGTCAATACCTTTAACTATTGCGACAAAAGTGATAGGACTTAATACTATTTCCTCTTCATAAGCTTTTTCAACATATCTGCAGTATTGTTTATGGGTAATCCCAGGAATAAAGCTACGGTAATATTCTGATAGCCCCTCATCAAGAGCACGTTTTTTAAGAGTCCAAGCCATTCATATATTCCTCGAATTCTTCCGCTGTCAGCGTTTCTTCGTCTTTTTCAAATCTTTGATTAGACCAGTTAGGAGCAGATTTGACAACTTTGCTATTTTTAAATCCTTGAATAGGCGTTAAATCATAGTCATCTTCCCAACCTTTGCCGTTAAACCATGTGCTACCATGCTTTATATAGTTCTGTTGGGTATTTTTTATTCGTATTTCTGACAAATAGTTTTCAAGACCCGTTTTAATCTCTTCGTCTGTCGTTCCAGATTTTACAGCTCTTTTATAAGCTAATAGAGCTTTAGGTTTACCTTTTTTGTTAGGATATATTTTCCAAAGATTGTTAAATCTAGTTTCTAAATCAGACTCTTTATCGGACTTGTCCGATATATTATTATTTGATATATTAATTGATTTATTAGTTGATATATTATACTTACGATTCTTCGGTATACCCTCTAATGATTCTTCGGTAGGGGTATGCGGATTCTTCGGTATACCCCCTACCGATTTATCAACATAGGGATAAATATATCTCTTTTTAACTTCTCCATTTTCAAACTCATATTCTAATTTAATGTATCCTTTTTCTTCAAGACGCTTCAGATTAGCTGAAACAGTTCCTTTTGTCTTGCCGTATCTTTTAGCAAGATAAGCATTTGAAGGAAAGATACTTCCAAATGAATTTGCCATCGTGTATATTTCACTAAAAAGAAGTTTTTCAAAATCATTTAAGTCATCAGCTTCCACAATTGGAACTGGGATTTGATTGAAGAATTTTGTACTTTGTTCCAAACTTTCTCCTTTCTTCTATATTTATTTCAATTTTTATTTTTCAATTAAAAGCTGGCGATGAGTGGTTATGTGTAAACACTAAATACTCATTGACTTTACGGCTCGTTCCGCCACCCTCCAGCTTTGACTAAATACGAAACTACCGCCCAAGGTAGTCTTGCTTAAAGTTGAATTATTTCTAATTCTACTGCTCAGGATTAGTGAGGACTGCAGTTTGCTCATAGGTTTAGTTTTGGCCTACTGGAAATAATTCATCCACAATTGGTTCTTCTTCACCAACGACTGACTGAGCGGATTCTTTAATTCGAATCCAATCGGCAATAGACATAATCGCTTCTGATGGTTCCATATTTTTCCAATACTCAATATCTTTATCACTTGCATCATGAGATGCTGCAGCCGCAAAAGCTTTATCATATTGCGCTTTTAATTTATTAGCTTTTTCTTGTACCTCTTTTTGCTCTTTTGGGTCAATTGCAGGTTGAGGGATTTCGAACGGTTTAGAAATAATCTGTTGGAGTGTTTCCTTAGTTTCTTCATAACGCAGATTAGAAATGTCAAATTGTCTATTATGATTTCTATCAAAATAGGCACGGATTTCAACATCTTGGTCTTTTAATATGATGTTTTTCATCGCTCGGCGTAGCGCTGGAGTATATCCAATAATCTCGCCTGATTTTTTATCAAACTCTTCTACGTCGCGACTAAGTAAAATAATCGTTTTTTCTCGAAATTTACTCATTAATAAACTTTGCATATCTTTAAAAAGACTGTTTATTTTCCCCCAAGCTCGTTGTGCTGATTTTTGATTACTAAATTCATTGCGCAATAAACTTTGAGTTCGTTCGTCAAAATCCTCAATTAAATCAATAATGAGAACTTCCCAGCTATCAGAACTTTGTTCTGCTATATTTAATGCTTGAAGAAAATTAGTAACAACTTGTTCTGCTTTTTGAGGGAACTCGAAGTCAATTGCCATATATCCTTGACGATTCGCATTCCCGTCTGTGCTAATGAACAAAGCTCGTTCTGGGCTACTTGCGAACTTGGCTGCTAAAGTCGTCTTACCAGATCCGCCGCAACCTGAAATCAATATGCGATTCAATTTAGGCTTTCTTATTCCTGCAGGTTTAATTTGCATTACCATACTTCTACCTCTAATTCTTCATATTTTTTGTTTTGGATACAGCAGTCACAGTTATGACAAAAGTATCCATCCATTCCCTCATGATCAATACTATGAGCGATATTATCCAACTCTGCTAACACAGTTTGAACAAGAATTTTATCTGAAATATCAGCAAGTTTCCCAAAATCCATCGTAATTGTCTTGATATTTACTGGAAGTTTTTTGGTAAATCCGACAATTTTCCCAACTACTCTATAATCAACTTTTGTATAATCAGAGAATTCTTGAGCAACTAACCATGCGTATAAAGCTAACTGCTCTCTATAATGGCTGTACCATTCCAAATAAGCTCTGATATTTTTATCAAATATATCTTCAAAACTTGCGGCTGTTTTCCAGTCGATGATTTCAATCGTTTTGTTTTCATGGTCAAACCTTAAGACATCAATTCTTCCACTAATCACAAAATCATCATAATCTGCTCTGATGTAAAGTTCTTTGTGAGTATGCAAAGTATCAAAAGACTGATAAGTTTCAGTTTTTTTAACTTCATTAACTGCCATCACAATATCTTTAAAAACTTTTTTAATGGCTTGATTCTTCTTGCCAATATTGCCCATCATATCCACAGAATGCTCTTGTACAAAGTCATCAGTACTTTTATCTCCCTCAAGCATTGCATGAGCATAAAGGCCAACTAGCATAGCTTCCGTAGGAGATTCAGCATATCTTTTTGCTTTTCTTTCCCTTAATCTAAACGGGCATTCCTGAAAAGTTCTAATATCAGAAAAACTAAATCTTGGTTTTTCTTCGGTCATTTAATGTTCTCCGTTTCTGATTTTTGTTGAAACGTGATATAATCTAGGTATTAAAATATAAAGACACATCACGTCTTAGTCCGCATTCCCGTGCGGTCTTTTTTATTTTGCTACTGTTAACTTCTGACGAAATTCATCATTCTTACGACGAATAATTAATTCTGTTTCAACTGCTTCAAGTTTAGCTTCAATGGCTTTAGCGTAATCCATCCACTCATTACGATTTTTTTCCATCGCTTTATCATGAGCTAGCAAATCTTTATTTTCAGCTAAAAGTCTGTCATAATCAGCTAACTTAGCTTTTTCTTCTTCTGTTTTAAATCCGAACATTTTTAATGTCCTTTCTTTTTAAATTGATTTAAGTCAATATCAAGTACTTCAGCTATCTTAATGACTATCTCAAAGCTAGGTTTCTTAGATTGACCAAGTTTGATAGCAGATAAGGACTGCGTACTGACTCCTGACAATTTGGAAAGTCTGTATATTGACATGTTTTTTTCTTTAAGTTTTTCTTCAATGATTAACCACAACATCTTGTGTCTCCTTTGAAATGTAAATACTTTTTGACACAATATATTGTATCTTTAGTTTGTGTAACAAAATGTATTTTGATATAATATAGTAGAATGAAATACCGCGGCTAGCTGTTTTTATTCAAAATTTTATTGAAAGGAGTAAATATTAATGAAACTTATTATTGATTTTAAAACTGGTTCAGATGAAACAATATCTGAATTTGAAAGTGTAAGTTACGTAGCCAACGGAAGTCGTAAAACTCTAACAGATGATTTATCAACTTTTTCCATTGCCGATGGTAGAACATATAACTTTAAAGGGCGTTATCAACTATCAGTTAATGGTTCAGAAATAAAATCTATAGCTTTGATAAACGATTAGAAGTTCTTTCAATTTTCAACAGTTCAGTAATGGCTGCAACCATTTCTGGGCTGTTTTTTGTTTCGTCAAGTTGTAGTACTTCAATTGAAAATTTTGTAATTGCTTCTGCTAATGTCATTTTGTTCTCTTTTCCAACTTTTACATCTTCTGGATTCATAAATTTCTCTTTTCTAGCGGAGCACCGCGTTTAATTTCTTAGCAATGAGCTTGATTGCTCTGATGTTTTGTGTGATTAAGTCGTGGAATAGGTCAAACAAGATTTCGCCCGTTTCTGGGTTGACTATGTATGTGTAGGTCATAAGTACCTCCTAACTCACTTTTTAGATTTAGGAAGCAAACCTTTATTTTCTAAATCTCTTTTTTCAATACGGTATTCCGGTGTGTGGACATATCTAAGAAAATCACATAGTTCTTTATAGCGAATTTTACGACCTCCGAGAAAAATACCTGAACTGAAACCTTTCATAAGTTGCATTTCCTTTTTTCTGGTATAAATTGTTCTGGTTGTAACTCCAAACTCAACTGCAATCTCTTTTGTTGTCAGATAATCATCTGGTTGATAGCTCATTAGATTTCCTTTCTAAGCAACATCTTGTTCAACAACTGGTAAATATCCAGCTTTTTTAAGCTTACGATATAAGAATTCTCTACCTTTTTGAGTCCAGCAAGTATTGATTCGTGTGTGTTGCTTTTTGTCAGATCCGATATAATTAAATGTACGGCTCTTGATATATCCTTTACCTTGAAATTTTGAATAAAGAATCCATTGATTATTTTGCTTATATTGAATTCGTAGTTTATTCAAAATTTGATTAAACTTAACAGCACTGATTCCGTAATCCTGAGCGATTTGTTTTACAATTAATTCATCTGGACTATCAAGAATCAAATCAAGGTATCGAGTCTTTTCAGTTGCTTCAGCAAGTTCAAGACTGAGCTGACTATTTTCTTTTTCAAGTTCAAGACGTGCTTCTTGCTCATCTTTGAGTTTAGTGGCAAGCTGGATAATGAAGTCCGGACTTGTTAAAGTTTTTTCAATGACTTCATTATTCATATACGCTCCGTGCTTGCGGATAGACTTCAAGATTTCTTTTACTTTTTTCTTGAAAACTTTCGCTTGTGGTTTTTTAGATGACATGAGAACTTCATAAAGCCCATCTTCAGTTAAAAACCACATATTACGATTTTGACCTGATGCAAGGATTGGTTGCATCAGCTTTTCATCATCATCAACTGTTTTTAGCATTTCGGATGCTCTTGAGTGTTCAATGAGTTCTGCAATATCTTTTGCGAGGAATAGAGGATTTTCTGCTGTTCCGTAAATTTTTGCATTGAAGCCATCAATATTTTGTAATTCGTTCATTTCGAATCCTTTCTATGTTTTAATTCTCCGAGTGCTATAATATTGTTGTAAATATTTCTCAGATATTTACTTAATATTATGGAAAGGAGAAATAAGTTGTGGATGATATTCAATTAACTAAAGACTCTAAACAATTACTTGCAATAATTTATAAAGAGTATCTTAGTAAAATTAATAATGGTGTTTCAAAAAATTCTGCAAAGCGGATCGGACATATCTCAGATATTTGTGAATTAGTACCTGATTGGTTACCAGATGATGTTCTGGAAACTATGAATGAACTATCTAGGTCTGAGTATGTTTTTAATAGATATGGTAACAACACTATTATTGATTCGTATTTGCTAGATAAGACGATAATATATTTTGAAAACAAAAATATTAATACCGTCAAAGAAATTGCGGATTGGGTTTTTAAATTAATATAATTCCCAATCATCTCTTAAGAGGTCTTCAGCTTTAGGGTTCCAAAACTTACAGGCTGAAGCCCATTTTTCTTTATAAATTCCTTCAACTTTTTCAAGACCAGGGTGTGTTGGTACAATAACGATACCAAGCGGCATTGAATTTGTTGGAACAAAAACAGTACCACGTTCTTTGTCTTCAGGAGTTGTAATTGCCTTGTTTTCTTTCAAAGCTTTTTTTGTCGCTTCAATAATGTTCATGCTGTAATTTCCTTTCTTATCGTAATTTGAAGTCATCAATAATTCTAAGGATGACTTGATGTGCTTTAGGTGATTGAAGGTGTCCTGAAAGGATATCAATCATTACATTTTTAGCTACTCCGTACTTGGCCGCTAAACTCATTTTTTCAATACCTGTCTCTTCAATGAATGAATTAACAAGTTTTAGTCCATTGTCACTTGTTGGCATTTTTAAACCTCCGTATATAATTTTGTATAAGAAAAAGTTAGCGTTTCTGTATTTAATTCTTGATTTATTTTAGCGAAAGTGATACTATTTAAGCATAGTTAAAACACCTAACAAAAGCTTTATAAAACATTCTTGGCGGAGCGTTTAAAGTGCTTTTTATAGGTCTATTTGCTAACCGAAAGGCTAACTAATCTTTACAAATTCAATTATAGCACTTTCGGTAATTTTGTCAATGATAAAGTATCGTTTTCGGTAATTTATTTCAACATTTATTTTGAAAGGCTTGATATGACTACATTTGAAAGAATAAAATCTTTAGCAGATAAACAAAAAATAAGCTTAAAAGAGCTTGCAATAAAGCTTGGATTTAGCGAAAATAATATTTACCGCTGGAAAACATCTAAACCTAAAGGGGAAGATTTAGCTAAAATAGCGGATTATTTCCATGTTTCTGTAGATTATTTGCTAGGTAGAGAAGATATAGAAAAAATTAAAGAGCCTGTTGATTTAAAAGATATTGTCAGCGACCACGTTAACTTTGAAGATGTTAACTGGGACGAATGGCTGTCATTTGGTGGCAAACCATTAACAGAGAAAGATAAAATGCTTTTATTCGCAACTTTTTATAATCGTGATGAAAAATGAGGGTAAAGCATGGAACAAAAAGAACTTATTAACTTTTTTATCAAAGAAATAGAAAATCTTGGATATGATATTCAATTTATTCCTATGTCAAACAAAGTTATAATAAACACTCATACTCTTCAATGCGCTATAAATCCTTCATTAGTTACTCCTTTTTCTTTAGCTCATGATCTTCACCATGCATTGAATAAAGACGATTGTAGGCTTAGACAATGCGATACTGTTAGCCAACATGAATCTAGGGCTAACATTGGGGCTATATTAACTCTTTGGGAATTATGGCTAGATAATGATGGGGATTATGAACACTTTGATTTGTTTTGTGATGTCACAGGATGCCCTTATGAGCAAAGCTGGATAGTCGTTAAATCAAAATACGACGAATATTATAATACTGCAATTTAATTAAAAAAACGAGCAATGTCTTGATTCTCATAAAAAGCTAGATTAGGAACCTAAACATTATGGAAAATGGAAAAACTCCAAAACCACAAAAACCAATCTATAAAAAAGTTTGGTTTTGGCTTTTAGTAATTGTCGTTGTCGCTTTAGGAATGCACTTCACTGGTGGAGCTAAGGGTGGAGATGGCGGAGACTCTTCTGATAGCACTAAGGAAAGTCAATCAACAATGACTTCAAAAGAAAAAGCAAGTTCTGAGGCAGTTGAAGCTTCAAAAGCTAAAGCAGACGCTGACCAAGCTGCTAAAGATAAAGCTGAAGCTGATGCTGCGGCGGCAGCAAAAGCTAAGGAAGAAGCTGATGCTAAAAACCCGGCTACTTATCCAACATTGACATATGATGAAATGGCAAGAAACGGTAATAAACATAAAGGGGAAAAACTTCAAATTACTGGTAAAGTCATTCAAGTAACTGATGGTGATGATGGTACTGCTACGTTAAGAGTTGCAACAAATGGTGATTATGATGATGTTTATTTAGCTCAAATTGACTCTAGTGAATGGGAAAACCATAGACTTTTAGAAGGTGATCAAGTAACGCTATATGGAAAAGTATATGGCTTATATACTTACGAATCTACTATGGGTGGAAATATAACTGTTCCAGCACTCGCTGTAGTTTTCTATTAGAAATAAAAAATCCGCCCAAACTTTGGACGGCAAGGGCGGATTTATCATGAATGTAGTAAAGCACTTCTATCTGGAAGGCTTTTACTATACCATTTTATCAGAAATGAGGTATAAAAAGCAAATGTGGGTAGAAGATTTGCCTAATGGTAAATATAAGTACTGTGAGCGTTATACAGATACTAAAGGTAAGTTAAGGAAAGTATCAGTAACGCTAGATAAGAATAGTTCTAGGGCACAAAATGAAGCTTCTAGGCTACTGTTTAATAAAATAGATGCAAAACTTGAAAAAGAAAAGCAAAAAATTGAAGATGAAAAAAATAAAATAACTTCTATCACTTTCTGGGAAGTCCAAGATGAGTTTCTAACTGTATACAACAATACGGTTAAAGCTCGGACTGTTACAGCTAGAATTTCCGCAAAAAATAAAATTAGGGAAATGATTCCTGAGAAAACTCTTCTAACAGAACTTACTTCGAATTATATCTTGTCTCTTCTTGAAAAGTTATACTATGCAGATAACTACTCATACCCCTATATGATTTTAATCAAGTCTAATATTAGTATGGTTTTAGATTACGCTATTTCTAAAGAGTATATAGAAAATAATCCATCCTCTAAAGTTAAAATAAAAAAGAAAATTGAAACCTTTGAACAGAGACAAGCGAAAAAAGATAAATATCTTGAACTTGATGAGCTGCGGGATATCTTGAATCAACTTAGGATTATAGATAAACCAACTGCACTAATCATTGAATTCATGGCTTTAACAGGTTTGCGCTACGGAGAATGTGCTGCATTACAATATAAAAATGTAAATACTAACACTATAGACATTACTGGCTCTTTTGACCCTACCACACATTCTAAAACAACACCAAAAAACGTTCATTCAGAAAGAACAATCGCATTATCTGAACGAGCAAGGAAAATACTTGATGAACGAATCAATTTGAATAGTGAAATGAATATTAACAACGGGAATCCAGAAGACTTTATATTTGTAAATAGGCACAATTTCCCTGAATATATCGAAACTGTGAATAGTCGTCTAAAAAAAGTTAAAAGTGATAAAAAATTAACGACTCATATATTTCGCCACACTCACATTGCTATGCTTACAGAAATAGGTATTCCTTTAAAAGCCATCATGGAAAGAGTAGGACACACTAATCCTAATACAACACTATCTATTTACTCGCATGTCACAGATAAGATGAGTAAGAACATTGTAGAAAAATTAAACAAAATAAGCCTGTAA